CCTGGGTCGCCGGCGTCGGGGATGGGGCGCGGGCGTATACTTCCGAGACCAGGCTGGTGTGTCATGTACGGAAGGCACGCGCCGCAAGCAGCAGCGTCGTGTCACTGACCCACGGGTCGAAGTCGCGCCAGTAGCGTTCTGACAGCGCCACGTTCAGGAAAGCGCCGAAGGCGAGCTCTGGGGCGCGGCGCCAGGCCCACCACAGGCGAAGAACAAAGAGGAGACGACTCACGCCGCTTCCTTCGCGGCGCTGCGGAACAGACCGACCAACTGGCGCGCCGCGGCGAGCTTCGGCCCGACCTTGCCACCCTTGTCTTTGGCATTTACCAGCTTGTCGAGCCCACGCTCGAAGTCCTTTTGCGCCCCGGCTTCGTCCTCGACTGCGGTGGTCTCGCGGGCCTCGGTCACCGGAGCATCACCACGCGCGGCCGCATAGCACGCCGCCGTAGTTAGCTCTAACCCATTGTCGTTAAACAACTTAGCAACCGCGCTGATCTGCGCGTCCGTCAACGTCGCCAGCAACTGCCAGCGGGCGGACAAGTGCTTCGCCTCGTCCTCGGTCTTGGTCCCGAGTAGTTCCTTGAGGGAGATCGGTGCCACGCTGGCACTGATCTTTCCGGCCGGACCGGGCTTCTTCTTTGGCGTATCGCGCAGCAACTCGCCGGCCCGCTTCTTCGTCCGCACCGACAGCGCCACGACCTTGTTGATGTCGGTCACGTCCATGCGCGCGTTCTGCGCCAAGGTCCGAATCGCCTCCAACTGCGCGATCATGTCCGTCGCCTCCGTCACCGTCTCCAACGAGGCGAGGCGCTTCTCTACTTCGGTCAGAATGACGAGCGATGATCCGTTGCTCACGCGGCGAGCTCCTCGGGCTGGGTTTTGGATGTGTGCTGCGCGGTCCAGGTCCAGCGAGCAAAGAGGCGGGAGCCAGCTTCGCAGCGCTGCTTGTGGTCGTCGTGTTCGTACCAATCGGTCTTGAGGCAGGCGGGACAGGTCTCGCGATGCGCGGTCCACGCAACATAGATCGTCGCAAGCGGAGAGTCGGAGCGCAGCGCCGGAGCGCGAGCGGATGTGGCGGGGTTCGTGGCGTAGACTGGCCAGACAACGGGGCGGGAAATACTGCGAGCTTCAGAGGAACCAAACGCTCGCTTTTCGGTCAACAGCGCGTGGGCTACGGCGCGTGAGGCAGGAGAAGCAGGACTGGCGCTCAACCACCGACCGCTTAGGTCTCGAACTCGCAGCTCCGGTGTAAAAGCATGCCCAAACAGGGCCGGCGTGCTGTATTCGATACCAAGCTCGCGGTGTGTGAACAAGAGAGCCTCAGGCGCGGAGTGTGAACCAGCGCATCGCTACCGTCTCGACACGGTGACTATACGCCCGAATGATACGCCTGTCAACAGTTGTAGACGGTCAGTTTCGGACCGAGGCGTGTAGGAAGGCGCCTACACAGGGTCACCGGCACAGGAGCGGCGTATACTTACCTGTGAACCTCTTAGGAAGGGAATCGAATGGCCGGCCCACTGCTCCACCAAGCGAAATACGCCCTGGCGTGCGTCGCCGCCGTTGTCCGTCAGCTCGAGGCTCTTGGCCCCGCACTTGACACGCTCACTGCAGAACCCCCCATCGACCACGCCGTGCGGCTCCAAGAGACCGCAGCACGCATCCTGGCGTTCTTGCTGCAGCAACCCGACCGCGTCACGGTGACACGGATCAAAGCAGGCGTCGTTGGGAAGGACAAATACGTTGCCCCTGCCCTCGCCGAACTCCAGCAGCAAGGGAAAGCAGACAGCGTACCCGGATCACGTAACGCGCAGATGTGGGCCGCCACGACCGAGGCCATTCCGAGTGGCCTCGGTGCGGAATCGCGGAATAGCTGAGTAGTGTTCTGACCCGTTCCACCCCTTGTTAGGGGGAACGGTCAGACACTGCTCTAACGTGGTCAGGAAGGAAAGTGGCCTGGCTGGAATGGGTGGAAAGAAAAAGGCCCCGAGCGAGGGCGAGTTGTTCTGTGCTCGAGGCCTTCAGGAAGATCGTGGACCCGACGTTGATCTACCCGAATCGCATCTTCGGCCCGCCGCTATGGGGTGAAGACTTGAGGGGCAGCTTTGCCTTCGCTCGGGCAACCTTCCGACGCAACGTGACGTTACTCAACCCCAGCGCCTCCTGGGCCTGCTTGCGTAGTTCGGACGATACCTCGTTAAGGCCGTACTTCGTGGCGAGTATGAGCGCCGGCACGAGTAGGCGTCGTGCGACCTCAGCCTCCGAGATGTCTTCTGCCTCCGCCAGATCCGCGCTCATCTTACGTTCAGCGTCTCGCAGACGAACGAGGAACGGCTTACGCGTAGCCATACTACACCATTTTCGAGGAGTGACAACGGCGCGCCCTCGCGCCAGGTCTCCTTCAGCACAGGGAAGATACTGAGCGTCTCGGTTAGTATGCAAGGTCTACTATCCGAGTCGGGCGTATTCTCTCCACACCAAGGCAGGTGCCGTGCTCAGTTCAGACGTCTCAAGGTTCTTGGCCGGTGACCCACGCTTGCCACGATTTCTGCCACGATGGTGCGGCTAAGTCGTTGCTATGTAAGGGAAGAACCTACTGATTGTTACTCAGTAGTGCGTCTTGGCCAGGAGCAGCCACAACCCCGCGCCGCGGCTTGAGATGCGTGCCCTGTCGCCCCCACATAGGATCTACTGCTATTCGCTCGCTCGACGCCGCACCAGTTAACCCACGCAACCACGGACGTTTAGACCCCCCGGCAGGGGGGTATCGCTCGCGTCGGTGCCCCGGGGCGACCCCTTCGGGCGCGGCCACCTACCCCGCGGTCCGCTAGTCGATGCCCGTCCAGAAGGGATCGCCCGCTTATCTCCGCAAGGTGGAGCGGCAGAACGTGAAGCGCGCGGCGGAGCGGGCTGCGGCCCGGCTCGCTCGGCATGGTGGGCCGGTGTTGCCTCCGGATGAGGCGTTGCGGCTCGAGTACCAGAAGGACCCGATTCGTTGGGCGGAGGCGGCGTTGGGGATTGATCCGCGAAGTCTGCGATGGTCGCAGTATGGCGGGGCGTACGCCGCGCATGTGTGGGACGGTGACGTTGATCCGCTTGAGCGGGTGTGTGAGGCACTGGTTCGTGGTGAGTGGGTCGGGGTGGAAAGTGGGAGCGGCACGGGGAAGACGTTTCTCGCCGCGATTCTGGCGCTTTGGTACCTCGAAGTGTTCCCTGGCAGCAGGGTTACGACGGTCGCGACGAACGAGAAGCAGCTCCATGCGGCGCTGTGGAAAGAGATCGGGCTGTTCTGGCCGCGATTTGTGCGCCGGCGTCCGCAGGCTGACCTCGTCCAATTGAAGTTACGTATGGACCCGCCGCACGACGCTTGGCTTCTGAGCGGGATGTCTGCTGGTGTGGGGGCCAGGGAGGCGTCAGCCACGAAGGCACAGGGTCTTCATGCGGAGCGCATGCTGATCATTGTGGAGGAGGCGCCGGGCGTCAAGGAAGCGATGATGACGGCGCTGCAGCAGACGTGCGTGCGCCCGCGGCAGAATCTCATCCTAGCGATTGGTAATCCCGACAGTCAGCAGGACCCCTTGCACGCGTTCTGCGTACAGCCGGGCATCGTCCATCTGCGCATTTCCGCCTATGATCACCCGAACGTCGTTCTTGAGGACGACGACGTGATCAAGGGGGCGGTGACGGTGGGCGGTATTGAGAAGGCGATCGCCCGGTGGGGGGTGGGCGCGCCGATGTTTGAGTCTCGCGTCCGGGGTGTTAGTCCGGCGCAGGCGGTTGATGCATTGATTCGTCTGGAGTGGGTGGAGGCGGCGGCGATTCGCGACGTGCCGGGCGGGGCGGCGGCGCTCGGCGTTGACGTGGCTAATTCGGAAAACGGGGACTTCGCCGCCATCGCGCGGGGCAGCGGGGCGCGGCTCGAGAGTGTGGTCGATTTCCGCTGCCCCGATGGGAGCGAGATGGCGCGTCAACGGGTCGCCCCGCTCCTGGCGGCCGGAATCGCTCCGAAACGAGTCGGTGTCGATGCGGTGGGGGTCGGGGCCGGCGCGGTGAGCGAGTTGAAGCGGCTGGGGTACCTCGTACGCGCCATCATGTCCGGTAATCCTGCGGAGGCGCGAAAGAGTGAGGTTGAGCAGTACGGTTGCCTACGGGATCAAATGTGGTGGCAACTCGCACTCGATCTACAACGGGGGCTCGTGGGGGGTCCCGCCTTCGCCGATAAAGCACTGCAGAAGGAACTCGTTTCCGTGAAGTGGGAGATGCGTAAGGGGAAGATCGTCGTTCAGGCGAAGGAGTTTTTGCGGCGGTTGCTGCGGCGCTCCCCCAACAAGGCGGACGCCGTAGTCTATTGGAACTGGGCGCGACAAGGAAGCGGTGGGGGCAACATTTCGTGGCTCGGCGCGCAGGGGCAGTGGTGAGGTAGAAACCGTAGCGGGGCGTATACTCTCGTAGACACCTACGGAGTACCGCCCCGTGGCACGCAAACACGCACGCATCTTTGACTGGGCCTTGGGCCTGATGATCGCGTGCGCTCCCGCCTGTGTTCCTGTCCCCCAAGCCTACGTCCCGATGGTGCCGCGTCCGGATACGCGGCAGATCGCGCAGATCACACTGGATTCCGGTGTGATGGCGTTGATTGTGGAACAGTTCCGTGCCGCGTTTCCGAACGAGGCCGCGATCTGTTTGACCGGCGCCGTACGAGACACCGCGGTCGAGGGCGAACGGTGGCTCGTGGTACAGGTGACTGGGGCGACGCCGGCCGCGAGCGATTCGGCGGACGAGTACCACGTCTACTTCTCAACGCCGCAGACGGGCTGCGCCGATGCGCCAGGCCTTATCGGTGCGGCGCACGATCATACCCAAATCGGGTACGTCTGTACCCATTCCTATCCTGACGCGAACGTCCTGTTCGCGGATCCTCGCCTGCTCTTCACGCTCGTCTTCTGCGGCGACGGGAATAGCGAGGCGCTGTTCCAAGATGGTCGGCGGCTAATCGCGCGCTGGCGCGGAGCGGCGCCTTGACGGCGGCTGCTTCGTACTACCTGCCCGACTACGCGTCCCGGCTCGTTGCCTCGCAAGGCGACACCTGGCTGTCTTACCGGCATCCCGAGTGGAAGAAGAACTGGATCAAGTGGCGCTATGCCCGTGACGTGTATACGGGCGAGGTGCTCGATCCGGAGAACCTCGGCAGCTACCTGATTCGGAAGGGGACGGGAGAATCGCTCCCGGCCTATTACGAGCGTCAGGGGTTGGCCGACTTCACGTCACACTTCGGGCTTTGCGCGGACGCGCTCGCCGGCATGCTGTTCCATGTTGAGGACGACGCGACGCGCGTCTTCGGCGATCTCGGCAAACCCGACGACCCCGCCTCGATCATCGGGAAACTGTATCGGGACGCGGACGGTGCGAATACGGGCTACCCCACGCTCTGGAAGCAGCTGGGCATCGAGTTCGTCATCACGCATTGTCACTGGGTTCTGCTGGCGTCGGTCAACAACTCGGCCCGCATCACCTTGGTGGAGCCGGAGCGCGTGGTCGACTGGGTCGAAGACGAAGCGGGGATCGCGATGGTGAAGGTGTGCGAGCAGATCGACCTGCGCACGAGCCTTGAGGCCGACCCCGATTCGGTGGAGCAGTATGTCGTGTTCACCCGTGAGGGGTGGCAGCGGTATCGGGAGACCAAGGCCGAAGGCGCCGCCAAGGCCACGGTCACGAAGGTGGGCGGTTTCACGCCGTACAAGTTCGTGGACGCGGCGGGCCAGGTGCAGCTACCGATCTTTCGGGTGCGGCTCCCGCTGCGCCGGAACGTCGGCTACCCGCTGGCGAAGAAGAACGTCGCGATCTTCAACAAGGAGTCGGAGCGCGATCATCTGTTGCGTTCCGCCAACTTCCCGAAGATGATCGTGCCAGCGCTGGATGACGGGTTCGCCGCCGTTAAAAAGCTGGTGGAGGCGGGCAGTTTCCTCCTGCAGGACGATCCGAACTCGACCAAGACGATCGCGTTTGCGGCGCCCCCGACCGCCTCGGTTGAGATAGCAACGAAGGTTCTCGATCAGAAGGTCGAGCAGTTCTACAAGACCTTCTTCCGCGAGTATTCGGACACGGCGCAGGAAAAGACCGCGACCGAGGTGCGCCAGGACGTGGCATCCGGCGTGGGCGCCTTCCTGCAGATGCTGAAGGCGGGCCTCGACGACGCCGAGAACGAGACACTGTGGCGGCTCGAGCAGGCTGTGTTCCCGAATGACAGCAGCAAGTGGTTCAAGGCGCGGGTTGAGCGAGACGACAACTTCCAGCCGCTGAACGTCGACGAGGAGATCGAGCGGCTCCGGACGCGTTACCTCGGACAGACGAAACGGGTGCCGGTGGGGCGCAAGGGGATGCTCGAGGTGCTGCGCCAGATCGCCGCGTGGGACGGGATTCCGTTTGACGAGACCTCGGCTGGCGCCGCGATCGATCAGTTCGAGCTCATGGAATCATCGGACCTGCTGGACAAGTCGTTGCCCGTGCCCGATGCGGCGAAGGCGGCCCTCGCGATTCGGTGGCTCAAGCGGCTGGGCATCGTGACGCCGGAGAACGAGGCGGAGTTGACCGCCGCGGCGGAGAAGCTGGCCGGCGAGGACGCGCAGATGCGCGGGCTTCTGGCGCAACCGCTAGGCCCGCCCGCGGGGCAGGTCGATGATCCGCCGGCGGCTCTGCCTCCGAAGAAGAAGCAGCTGCGCCTGACAAAGGATCCGAAGACCGGCGAGAAGATCGTCACGCAAGAGGAGGCCTAAGCGTGGCGACCTACTCGTCCGATACGCGCAACGCGATCGCTGCGGCTCTGGCCGCGCTCCTTGGTGGGAGCCGGTTGTTCTTGCTGTCGGAGGCCGGTCGCACGCTTGCGGTGCTGCCTGTGCCGGACGTTAAGAGTCCGACTTCGGGTCTTTTAGAGGCCGGCCCATTTGAGCGTGGAACCGTAGTGGCATCGGGGGAACCGACGCGCTATGAGCTGCGACAGCAGAACGGCCTAGTGTTGCTGTCTGGTGTTGGTTCCGAGTTGCGCGTTACTCCGCCTGTGTTGGTTGAGGGCGGTCTGGTCTACGTCGATGGTTTCACACTCACGGTCTGAAAAGGAAAAGCCATGAGCAAGGGCAATACATATGAGGATGATATCCTCAAGCTGATCTTCAACGCCACGGCCATTGCGGACTTGGCCGACAACGATGCCACGTCCCCTGCCACGACGCTGACCGTCGCGCTGCACACGGCGGACCCCGGCGAGGCCGGCACCCAGGCGACCAGCGAGACGGCCTACACGGGCTACGCGCGGATCGCGGTCGCCCGGACAACGGGCGGCTGGACGGTTGCGTCGGGGTCGGTCTCGCCCGTCGCCAACATCGACTTCGGGGAATGCACAGCGGCGCCCGGCGCGGCCATCACGCACTTCAGCGTGGGGACCGGCGTGGCCAACAAGCTCCTGTACTCGGGGACGGTCAGTCCATCGATCACAGTTGCAGTCGGCGTGATCCCTCGTTTGAAAACCACGTCGACGATCAGCGAAGATTGATGAGATGCCAGTTCCTGTGGGATACCGCCATTCGTTAGAAGCTCGCGCCAGGATAAGCGTGGGTATGTCGGCCTGCTGGGCAGAGGGGCGCCGCCAGTGGCAAAAGAACACACCTAACGCTTTGCAAAAGTTGGCTGCACAGCAGCGATTGCGGCGACGGATGCTTGACGCGCTTGGTGGGAAATGCGTCAAGTGCGGGTTTGCCGACTGGCGCGCCCTACAGGTGGACCATGTGAAGGGCGGTGGAAGACAAGACCGCGGACGGACCGGCAATCGTAATCAGTGGTTCAAGATTGTGATGGCCGCCCGCGACAAGTATCAGTTGCTGTGCGCCAACTGCAACTGGATCAAACGCTACGAACGCGGCGAGCACGGCCGCACGGAGGACTAACCTTAATGCGTTACGACCCCGATCGTGCAGCACTCGTGCTCGCGCAGGCCGCCCAGAAGGGCTTGAGCGCGCCGCCCGCCTGGGACGGCGACCGCATCAGCACGCCGACGTACACGCCCGAGGGCGGATACCTCGGCCGCGTCCTTCCGGGACGCGGGTTCGCGCTCGCCACCGACCTGCGCGCCTTTGGCATCACACGCCCCATTCCCGGCGTCTACGAACGCTCGGCGGTGGACCGGATGCGCGAGCGATGGGACCGCTGGATGCCACGCATCGACCCGCAGGACCACGCGCGCGCCTACACGCATCGCGGCGTTCATCGCCTTCTGCTCGACAGCGAGCGCGCGGCGATCGAGCTGCTGTCCGTCTCTCCGACCGTGCTGGCGGCTCGGAGCCTCGCCGCCGCGATCACGACCTACGACGGCATCATCAACGCCCGCGCCAACGGCCAGGCCAACGATGTCGTGTACTCCAAGACCACGCTGACGACCGTGGCGCAGGCGTTCAGTACGCTCTTCCGGGCTGCCGGGCTGCCGACGGTCGGGACGTATACGGCCATCCCCGGTGGCGCCGTCCATACCCGGGCCTCGGTCGGGGCGTGGAACGGCTTGGTCGATCCGGGCGGGACGGACAAGAAGTACCTCCTGACCGTCGGCTACGGCTCTACGGCGTCCATCGACTGGGGCATCCTCGTGGATCTGCTCGTGGGGTGCGGGAACATCGTCCCGACTGTCACGACCGCGATCACCGTCAACTCGGTCGCGCAGACGCGGCAGTACGGCTCGACGCTCGGCGCGGGCGTCATGGCGACGCTCGATGTGACGACCGCGCTCGGGACGGGCGCGGGGCTGTTCACGCTCGATAGCTACACAAACCAAGCGGGGACGGCCGCGAAGGTGTCCAAGACCGCGGACAGCATCGCGTCGTCTATCGTGCATCGCCTCCAGCCAGGCGGCGTGGTCACGGGTCTCTCCGCGCCGCCGTGGATCGCGCTCGCGGACGGCGACTACGGGGTGCGCTCGGTCCAAGCGGGCATTCGGTGGTCGGTCGCCCACTCGGCTGGTGCGGTGGCGCTCAACCTCGTGTTCCCGCTGGCTTACGTGCCGGGCCTGGCCGCCAACATCTACCTGGAGCGGGATTCGACCACGCAGATCGACGGGCTGACGGAACTGGTGAACGCCTCGCAGGTCATCGGCTGCCTCGTCTGGTACGTGCAAACGAACAGCACGACCTCTGGCGCCTTTCGGGCGTTTGCGCGGAGCTGCGCGGGTTAATGCTGTTCGCGAGCGGCACTCTGACGGTGAGCGTCACCCTCCAACAGGCGGTGGCGCATGGGTGCATGGGGCTGCGCACGCTGAATGGTCTCACTACCTCGACGCCAGGGCACCTTGTGGTCTATGCCAATGAGTCACTGAATACGGTACGGTTGCGCTGGCGGGCCACGAATCCGGGCACGCGCAGCGCCACGCGCTTCACGCGCAACTGGACGACGGAGACGAGCTAAATGCCGGGTCGCCACATCCCATGGAGCTTCTTCGGCGTTGGCGGTCCGACCATCGTGGAGGCGGACGGCAGTGCGTCTGGTGCGGCGACCGTCGCCAGCGTGGCCGTCGCGATCTGGAATGGCGTTACGGCTGCGGCTGGACTCGCCTCTTCCGTTGTCGTTGGTGCGGCGCTCTGGCTCGCCGTGGCGAGTGCCCCTGGCCTCGCGACGGGGGCGGCAACCAGCGCAACAGTGCTGGAGTGTGTCGGGGCGGCGGCTGGTATTGCCGATTCCGCTGTCGCAGGGGTTCCTATTGCGGCGGCCGATGCGTCTAGCGCCGGTGTCGCCGTTGCATCGGCCGAGGGGGCGGACGGTGCGTCGGGGGGGCAGGGCGTTGCGAGTGGCAGTTCGACGGTTGCGGCTGTCGGCGCTGCCACCGTCGGGTCGCCGGCAAGCGCCGGCGGAACGTCAACTGTTCTTGCTTCGAGCGCGACGGTCTCGCTGTCAGCGGGGGCCTCGGTCGGGACGGCGGCCGTGCAAGCGGATGGCATTGACGCCAACGCGGGGTCCAACGCTCTGGCGTCCGGTACCTCGCAGGCATCTGCTGTCAGCGGTGCAACGGCGGGGTCGGCAGCGAACGCGTCGGGGGTCGCGACCGTTGTCGGCATTGCGGACGCACCGCCCGCAGTGGAAAGCGGTTCGGGGGGTCGCGCACGCTTCCGACCGTCGCGCCGGTTCTCACGCATCACGCTTCAGATCGAGATGCCGTCGCCTACCGTGTTGGTGCGCGGGTGGGCGATTGGTCCCGCGCGCGCCTCGGTTGCGATTC